ACAAATGAGCACAATATACGAATACATACTGAAGCTAAATGCCGACATGAACGGTATTGTTGTTGTGAATAAAGCACTTCAAAAGACAGATGACCTTTGCGTGAAAGCTCAAAAGTCGGCTGTCGGATTGGGGACTAAATTAAAAACTGCCTTCAGCTCCATCCCCGGAGCTGATTTTGTTACTAATCCCATTGTGGCAGCTACAGCGGCTCTGTTTGCATCAGGTAAAATGGCAATGAGTTTCGATGAGGCTATGGCAAAAGTAAATACTACCGCGCAATTGGCACCTGATAAACTTAAAGCATTGAAAAACGAATTGATTGACATGGGAACAAAAGCCGGTGCCGATTTATCCAAAATACCGGATGCTTATGAAAAAATAATTAGTCAGACAGGTGATGTTGCTTTGAGTACTGATATTATGAAGCAATCATTACAAGGTGCTAAGGCGGGATTTACGGATCAGGATGTTGTTGCAGGTGCTTTGGCTCAAACGCTGTCACTGGTTGGAAAAGAAAATACCAATGCACAGGAGGTGTTGGATACTATGTTTGCTGCTAAAAGGGTTGGTGCGGGTGAATTTAAAGATTTTGCACGGTATATACCAGGCCTTATTGCAAGTGGTTCAGCGTTGGGTGTAGGATTTAAAGAGACAGCCGGACTATTTGCCTTTATGACCGGAAAAGGACAAAGTGCGGAACGATCAGCTACCCTTATGGAAAATGCTTTTACAGCATTGGGTAAAAGTGAAATTACAAAAGGCCTTGAAGGTGCCGGAGTAAAGATATTCAACAGTGATGGTTCCATGCAACAAATGGACGTTATTTTTGGACAGTTGCAGAAAAAGCTTGCAGGCTTTGGAACAAATGATAAAGCAAAGTCCGGATTTCTTGAAAGCATTGGACTTAAAGATGCCCAGGCCAAACAAGCCTTCATGGTTCTGGCCAGTGATGGACAAAAATTAAAGGAGGTACTTCATGATGTTTCCAATGCACAGGGTGAAACGGCAACGGCCTTTGGTCTATCTGCAAACCCAATGCAGAATATTTCACTGTTGTGGTCACAGGTACAAAAATTGGCTATATCTTTTGGAGGGATTCTCTCAGTAGTTTTAGTTCCTATTCTTTCAACTTTGATGTTGGTATTGACTCCAATTGTAAATGTATTGTCCTGGTTGTTTACTGAAATTTCCAATGGCAACCCGATAGTAATTGGACTTACAGTTGCATTAGCCGCTTATGTAATAGTGGCAAATGGAGCTGCAATAATTTCGGGAATTGTATCAGCGGCAACAGCGGTATGGACGGGAGCGCAATGGTTACTTAATGCTGCAATGACGGCAAATCCAATAGGATTAATAATTGCAGGAATTGCCGTATTGGTTGGACTGGTTTACGCCTGTGTTAATGCCTATGATACCTGGGGTGCAACCGTATTATTCCTTATGGGACCTTTTGGTATGATTATTAACATGGTTATGGCATTGAAAAATAACTGGGATTCAATTAAAACAGCCTTTACAGATGGCGGTATAATTGGAGGCCTAAAAAGAATTGGCATTGTCTTGCTTGACACCGTTCTTTATCCTGTTCAGCAACTTTTAGGTCTACTGGCAAAGGTGCCAGGTATGTCTAAATTAGCAGGTGGAGGTGAGAAGTTTATTTCCGATATACGAAAAAGCATGAATTTAGTTACACCAGATTCTGCGGATAAGGTAAAAAAGAAGGTAGGCATTTCAACACCGGCAATACCGGGGTTTCCGGACTTAGGCGGTGGGGGTTCTGGTGGTGGAGCGGTAGCAACTAAGGCAGGGACTGAAAAGGTTGCAACTGGTGGAGCCCGTAATACTTCCATAAATATCCATTTGGGTAAAATGGTTGAAAATATAGTATTCAGTGGAGGGTTGAAAGAAAACGCACAGGATTTAACCAGGCAAATTGAAGAAATAATGGTGCGGGTGTTGTATGCCGCTGAATCAGCATCCTAAATACAAATTACACGAATTTAAAAGAATTACACGAATGATAGACCCGATACGAGAAATTAACGAAGAGACTAACATTGCACTTATAGCGCAAAATGCGTTGGGGTTTGCTTTGCCTCCGTTCATACCTTTCCGGGATACTGTGAGGGTGAAGAAATCGCAATCGGAAGAACCAACTGAAGAATTAAAGTCACGGCTTTCGGCGGGGTTAATTGAAAACACCAACTGGCAGGTGCCGCTTATGTTTCAATTGGCCGGATTGGTAGACTTTGATTTTCCCGTTGATCCTATTATTAGTTTAACAAGTAAGAATGTCATCACCCGAAGGTATGTAAATAAATCAGGCATGCGTGGAACCATCAAAGAACATTGGAGTCAGGATGATTGGGATATCACCATTTCAGGTGTCATTATTGAACCTGATACTGACTCAATGAAAAGCATATTGTTGGAATTGCGTAAGTATTGCGAAGCTCCAAAGTCGGTTGATGTAAAATGTATGGTGTTATCGGCTACCGACATTACAAAAATAAGCATTGAAAGCCTGGACTTGCCTTTTACAAAAGGTGTTGAAAACCAAACCTTTGTTATTAAAGCTTATTCTGATAATGAATATACGCTATTAACCGAAGTCTGATTATGTTTAAAATGTCATGGAAAATAACAGTAGGTAAGTTTATCCTGGGGATGATTGAAAGTGTAGAGGTAGTTCATAGCGTGGAACTGCTAAGCGATACGGCCAGTATCATTCTACCGGCTACTGCTTACAATGCAGCGTTGGATATTGAGAGCAAAATAAAACGTGGGGATACGGTAACAATCCAACTGGGTTATGATGATAACCTGATAGCTGAATTTGAGGGATATTTGGAAAGTATTAAAACTGATGATGGTTCATTGAAATTACAGTGTGAAGATGGCTTGTTCCAGTACCGGAAGTCCCTGGCGAATGTTGAACTGAAAAATGTAACAGTGAGCGATGTTCTGAATCATGTGAATAAAGTGATCGGAGGGTTTACCCTGAGTTGTGATTACGACTTTAAGTACGATAAATTCGTGATCAATAATGCAACCGGTTACGATGTACTTAAAAAGATACAGGAAGAAGCAAAACCAAATATCTACCTGAAGGGAACGGTACTTCATGTTCATCCGCAATACTCTGAGATATTTGGAAAAGCATCTTATGATTTTGCTGTAAATATTGAAAGTGAAGAATTGAAGTATAAACGTGCCGACGAACGGAAAGTACTGGTAACAATGGAATATACCGGTAAAGATGGTAAAACAAAAAAGATTGAATTTGGTGACACCGGTGGTGAGCGGGTTGATAAAAATAGCGGAACAACTGATATAAACAGTATCATGCTTCAAGCGAAACAAGAATACGTGAGTCGCGTTTATGAAGGTTATGAAGGCACATTTACCGGATGGTTGATACCATATTGCGATGCAGGATATAAAGCTTCTATTCGTGACAAAGATTACCAGGTAAAAGATGGGACTTATTATGTACTGGAGGTTAAAACAGTTTTTTCAAAGTCTGGGGGTGTTCGGACAATAAAAATAGGTAAGAAAATTTCTTAACATGGGAAAAGAAAAACAAATTCGGGAAAGTATACAGAAAATAGCAAACGCAGGATCCCGGAGTTCGCATTTTTTGAACGCTGAAATTGTGAGTGTTGACTCTGAGACCTGCACGGTAAAAAGAAACGGGTTAGAATTGTCAGATGTTCGGCTTAGTGCTGTAGTTGATGGCAACAAAAAGAACCTGGTTATTAAACCGAAAATTGGAAGCCTGGTATTAATTGCTGACCTGAGTAACGGTCAAATGCGTGACCTGGTAATTATTGGTTGGAGTGAAGTGGATTCAATCACTGTCAATGGCGGTGATCTGGGCGGATTGATAAAGATTCAAGAATTAACCGATAAACTGAATTCATTAGTAACAAAGTTCAATGCACATACACACCAGGTATCTACTACCGGTACAGCAGCAGCTCAAACAGGAATGGCAGTTGCCACGGCGGGAACTGCAACTCAATTTAGCAAATCGGATTATGAAGATGAAAATATAAAACATTAATCTATGAAAAATACAGGCATACAATTAACGAATGATTGTGAATTGGCTATTTCAGTTCAAAGGGATACAGGTGGTTTAATTATATCCGGGATACTTGTAGGAAATACGCTGTATCAGAATCAATACCTTATTTTGAAAGCTCAAAAAGGCGAAATAAAGGAATTTCCAACACTTGGTTGTGGAATTGATGACCTGGCTAATGATGATGACCTTAACGCCTGGCAAAAGTTGATCCGTGAAGAAATGGCCAAAGATGGTATGCAGGTGAATAAACTAACGATCGGTGAGAGTGGGATGTCCTTAGAAGCTGATTATAAATAATTACACGAATTATGGCAGATTATAGAAAAGCAATTTTGAAAATCTTATTGACTGAAGGTGGTTATGTAAATGATCCTTCTGATAACGGTGGAGAAACATATCGTGGTATAGCCCGTAAGTTTTGGCCGTCATGGGGTGGTTGGTCCTTAATTGACCAGGCTAAGAAAACTCCAAATTGGAAAGCCGGATTAAAGAATAATTCAACCCTGAATGAAATGGTTGTTATTTTCTACCGTACTAACTTTTGGGTTAAAATCGGTGGTGATTATATTAAAGATCAGGATATCGCTTACATGCTGGTTGACACGGCAGTTCTTGAAGGAATTAAACCGGCTATTAAAAAAGCCCAGGAGATTGTTGGACTATCGCAGACCGGGGATGTATCTCCATTATTACTAACTAAATTATGTCTGTTGGCATGAAAAGGATATTATTCATATTATTGCTTGTCCCGGCCATTTGCTTTGCCGCCTTGCCATTGAAACGTGATACCCTTACAGTTTTAAAGGATTCAATTATTAAGTTGAATCAACGCCCCATAATGACAAAGGCACAGTTTGTGAAATTGTATAAATATGAACGATTAGAGAAGTATTATAAAATATGTAAACGCAAACCAACTCAGTGGAAATACTACAAAGGCTGGAGCACAAGAGTATTTGAATTATGAACAAGGGAGAACTTATGATATTCGTATTCGGTACCCTACTAGGTGGTAACTGGATAATCAACCTTCTGACAATAAACAGTCAAAAAAGAAAAGCTGCTGCTGAAGCTAAAAAAGCAGATGCAGAAACTGACACAGTAAATATTGAGAATGAAGGTAAGAAGATTGATAATATGCAGGAACTTGCTGAATTGTGGAAAAAGCTTTCAGATGAAAAATCTGCTATTGATGGTCAGAGAATCGGTGCATTGACAGACCGAATGCAGGAATTTGAAACGCTTGCACTTTCATTTGAGAACCTGGCTAAATCGTTGCAAAAGGAAGTCAGTAAATTAACCAGGGCTATCACTAAGGCAAAAGAATGTCCCGGAGCTGAAAAATGTCCTGCATTACTTGAACTAAATAAAATTGATTAATATGAAAAAGGTTCTATTTATCACGTTACTCGCGCTGATCACATTCAGTTGCCATACAACAAAGAAAATTTCAACCAGTGAAGCTGAAGTAAAAACGGCAGCAAATTTGACTTCTAAACAGTCAACTGATGCAAATCTGAACATTGCTTCAACTGCTGAAATAAAACAAAGCCAGTCAGGAACTGTGAAGGCTACCGATACAGGAACTATTGAAGAAACGATTGACGAAACAAATACGACTACCAATTATTCAACGCCTGACTCAACAGGTAATCAATATCCGATTTCAATAACTACAAATAAGAAAACGATTCACAGGGGTGTACAAAATAACCTGAATACCAATGTAGATAATAAAAGTAACATTGATTACCTGACCCGAAATGAAGATAAGTCGGAATTTAAAATTGATGAATCAATAACGGATAAAGGGAAATCGGATATTTCACTAAAAACATCCAGTCAAATGACTGAAGAAACTAAAACCCCAGGTTGGGTTACGATCGGGATTCTGATTTTAATTTTTATAGGATTGGGATTCATCTACTATTTGTTGAAAAAGTACAATGTTCTGAAGTGATATCTTCCGGTACCGCGCAAAATAATAATATAAAAGTATCATGAAGGTATTACAAGGGCAAACAATTTTCGATATCGCTATTCAGGAACTTGGGTCTGTAGAAGGTGCTTTTGCGTTGGCTGTGTTGAATGGTATTTCAATTACTGATGAATTAACTTCAGGACATGAATTGTTGTTGCCTGTAACAAGTAATAAGTCGATAGCGAACTATTACATGAATAAAGAAATTAAGCCGGCTACTTCTGACAATGAAGTTGTAGACAATGTTGAGAGAGTATTTTTTGAAGAATTATCCATTGAATTTAGTTAATTATGGCACGTACACTAAGTAATATCCTTTTAGCAGTCAGAACCGATTTTGTCGAAAATATAACGATGCAATCAATTTATGGTTTCGATACTTCTTTGACATTTGAAAAACAATTCAGCATTGTGTCATTTGAATCAGTATTAACGTATATCATTGCAACGGCTATTTACCTGTATGAATCAATTGTGTCGGCTAAGGTTGATGAAATTGAGAGTCAGATAGCGTCGAAATATCCATTCTCTATTCCCTGGTATTCTGATATGGCGTTAACCTTCCAGATAGGTGATTCATTGTTATTCGATGAAACGATTTATAAGTTTACATATCCGGTTATTGATTTGACAAAACAGATTATTAAGTTTACAACTATCCGGCAACGTCAGGTTGAAGGTGTTACAAAGCTTCAGGTATTTGCCACTAAAGCAAATAAAACGGCTCTTACAACTGATGAACTGGCGGCGTTTTCGGCTTATATAACTCAGACAGGAGCTGCCGGTACTCATTTTGAATTTATCAGTTTAAATCCGGATCAGCTTATTATCAATTTAACGGTTTATTATGATCCTCAAATTTTGAGTTCAACAGGCGTTAGTTTGAGTGATGGTACCAAGCCCATTGAAATATCGATTAATAGCTATTTAAATGGCATTAAATATGGTGGTACATTTAACCGGACAAGGCAAACGGATGCCGTACAGCTCGCTTCAGGGGTTAATGATGTTGTCCTGGGTGATATATCAGTTAATGCTGATTTAAATAACCTACAATCTTTTGAAAGTGCATCTGGTTTTTATACTGCACAAACAATTAACGCAATTTATATACCAAACTATGAAGCTTAATCTGTATACATTAATCAAAATGCTATTGCCTACTTTTTTAAGAAGTCATAAAATTAGTGAGCTGATTCGGGCAATGTTATTACAGCTTGAATACTCATTGAATCTATTCAATAGTAAAGTTCCGGACTGGATGTATAAGTCGAATACCAACGCTTCAGTGTTGTGCCTGGAACATCATATCAAACGTGAATTGGATGTTGATGCTGTAATAACGGAGTTGGACGGTAAACCAATTGACTTCCTGGTAACGATTACCGGTTTTGTAGATGAAAATAGATTGAGGTCATTAATTGAAAGTTATAAGTTAGGCGGTAAAAGTTATGTATTTAAAGTCGGGAATGAAAAATTTGCTGCTGAATTTACAAACTTTGTCTGCGAATCCTTTTTTAACAATAATCAAATTACATTTGATGATTGGACAACAGTAGGTAAGGTTAGGGTTATAAGTCAGCAGGCTGTTAAATCGGACATAGTTGTAAAAATAAGAGTATTATATACTGTTGGTAGTTCTTATAATACACAGGATTATCAGTTAACTATACCGGTGGGTTCTACTTCATCTGTTTATACCGAATTAATTTCAGGAATAACTTCTGTCGAAATTCTTTCAGGAACACCTCTCAGTGATAACTATTTTAATTATATCTATATCTAATGGCACAAACAGGTAAAGAGCGGTCACTTACTGTAAAAATAAGTAAAACAATATCCGGAATTATTCAACCGGGTTATCCGGTAACCTATCAGGGTAGAAATTCATTTGCTTTTAATAATGTTTCATATCCTGCTATTGACGTATTTGCAATGTCAAGTATGTCGGAAGCTGATTATAACATTCGACTTGAAGCATTTAAAAGCTATGTCCAAACACAAGAATCAGGGCTAAATTTTAGTGCTGACTTGATTGCCGGAAATACACCATATCACGAGAACTTAACATCATGTCCAATTCAAAACTAATAAATCATGGCATCAATTCAAAGTATATTAAATAAAATATCTAACCTGGCATCACGTACCGGACTTTTCGCAATTCAAAAAGGTGAGTTTTTTGGCTTGCTTAATGATATGACCAATAAAGTCAGTGAGATTAATGATAATGTGAATTCAGTTGCAAAATCATTGATATGGCAGGCTCCTGTGGCTAATTTTGCTGCGTTGGCCACTACTTATCCAATTCCTTTAATTGGTTGGGCTGCTATGGTAAATGATGAAGGGATTGTTTATAGTTACAATGGGACTTTGCCTTGGAAAAGTACGGGG